AGATAAATCATTGCCTACATGGGATTGTCATAGGGCATCACAAGATGAGCCTGATGAGTGGAGTGGTGACGTTACAGTTAAGCAAGCAGTAAAGCTTGCAGAGTATGGGTGGAAAGATGGACGTGATGAAATGTCTAATGAATTAGACATGGCTCATAATGCCACGTCCTTTGAGAGACTGCCATCGTTTGACTATGACGTAGCCGGTTACATGCCTAACATACCTTTGTATGTGTCCGGTTGCCCATCACACATGATGAGTCCGCTAGGGAATGAATCGTCTATGGGTAGAGTGGTTGAATTTAAGATCAACATTAGTGCTTCCGCTATGAATGGTGCAGATGTCTTGATGCGTAGAGGTGCAAGCATCTTGTCGCTAGTAGATAAGCTTGAAGATGGCGGTATGTCATGCATGATTACATTATGTGAATATACAAATGCCACAAGTGGCAAGGGTCATTTCTTAATTGAATTTCCTATTAAGAAAGCCGGTCAACCTATGGACATAGACAGATGTGCCTATGCCTTAGTGCATCCATCCATGCTTAGAAAGCTTTGCTTTGTGCTGTGTGAGCAACAAGTAAAAGCACAAAGTGGTTGGAGTGGTGGCTATGGTAGACCTTTAGACTTGCCTTATCACATGAGACAGGGATGCGTATACTTTCCAATAGTGGATAACATGAAGATGCATGACATGGAATCGCAAATGGAAAGAACGATTTTAATTTACGAGAATCAGACACAAGGAAAGGATTGGGATGGGACTGATGTTAGTAAGGATGTTTAAACAAACCAACTGCGGTGTTTTAATTACCTATGGTATTACAATACTGCGGTTGGTAAATAGTTATAAGTATATGAATGTATATGAATATACTAATAACGTATAAGGAAAAAAATTATGGGTGAAAATTTATTAGATGTGTTAGAAAAAGAATTGCGAGTCTTGCTCAAAGAAAACAAGACTAAAGCGCAGTTGGTGCAAGAAGTAGTGCCGGAAGATTTAGATCAGCTACTACTGCTTGTTAAAAGTAATCCGGAGTCATACGCTTACGTCTTGCGTGATATTAGAGAGCGCACATGTAGACTCCTAGAAGAAAAGATAGGTGGAGTATGAGTAAAGATATGACTGTTGAGGAACAGGTTTCTCTTGCGATACGATTAGCAATCGAAGAAGAAGAAGCCAAACGCAAAGAAGGTCAGCGTGTAGAGGTTAAAGTATATGATACTTTGATTGATGGGCGAAAGCACATGAGGATAGATGCCAAGTGTGTAGATATAAACGAGGGTGAGTCAGAAGCTACCATCGTAGATGTAAATATAAAGGATAGTAATAAGGAGTGAGATATGGTTGATGTTTTTTACATGACAAATGAAAGCAAGACTTTGACTTGCAAGCTTTCATACTATGAAGGCAGTAATGGTGGCTCTAGTTGGTGGTATGTATATAGAGAGCCTGATGATGGACAAGGGTATTCTTTTGTTTCTATGTCACAGGCTATTGATTTTGTTTTAGAACTATTTAAAAAAATGGAGAGTAAGGATGAAAATATTTAATGTATATGTAGATGTAGTGGAAAGTTATACTGTTCCAATAAAAGCTAACTCTAAGGAAGAAGCCTTAGAGAAAGCAAAAAATGTAGAGCCTTCTGATTACAATGTTCCACACTATAGCGAAAATAAAGTTAGAGGTGTAGATAATGTGATTGAAGAAACTATTGATGCAAAGACAGGCATAACAACAGAAGTTATAAAGGATTGGGATACTGGGCAAGAAACTATAACGATATATAAACCGAATGTGTAAACGTAATATTAAATTACGTTGACATGATTTTATTAATACTTACAATACACATGGGAGAAATGATATGAGTAAGAAAAAAAATGAGAGAGACTTCTCAAAGGAAGTCAAAGAAATAGCTGATAAAATCAGCATTAACAAGGATGAGAACATTGAATTGTCTGATGAAGATGTGCAAGAATTCAATGACTTTGAGGAAATACATCACGTTTTAAATAACGTTATCAATGCCATTGGCTTAGAAGAAATAAGCAATAAGGACAGGATGCCTGTAGCTGTATGGCACGATGTAATGCATAGCATCATCATGCACATTATGATGAGGACTGATATAAATTACGTTACCGAATTGATGTCAGACATAGATGCAGAAAGACTTGGCTTCATAGATGATTGGAATAATCACAGGGTTGAGGTGGGTCAGATGTCAGCTATGAGTAAAGAATCTTTTGAAAAATTGTTAACTGTAACAGAAGATAACAACGAGACTATTCACTAACTGGAGAAAAATATGAGTGAAAAATTTGAAGTGTTGCACATACTAGATGTGCCTAATGAGGATGGTAACTCTCTTGATTACCAAGAGTATGATGAGCGCCCTAGTCTTAAACAGATGCAGTCATGGACTAAGTCAGGCATGATTGAACTGCTTACTATAAGGCATCAAGGTAAGGACTGTCATGCCATCATAGATGAGGAAGGGAAGTTTAATAATACAAACGAGAGAAATAAAATTGCCACTAACAAATGGTGGCATTGGCTAAAGAGTAATAACTATTCATGTGGTAACGATCACATCGTTGGCAAGTGTAGTGTGTTAATTAATTTTGAATTGGAGTAAGCGTATGCCTAATGATAATATTCCTGATGGGGAAATAACAATGACTGTTGAATTTAAAAACGATGGGGACATCCTGTTGACTGCAAGAGACAGTTTAAACGATGAGACTCTTGTGTTCCGCAAAGAACCTAACATGGCATTACATAACATGGTGATGGATATGTTACGTAAGATGGGAGTGCAACTATTGGAGAGAAACAATGACTGAACACACAGATGTAGTAGAAGAACAAAGACAACGATTGCGCTACGATGAATGGCGCGATGGTATAAAGTATTTACACGCTTGTAATGGAAAGATTGAATTAGCTTTCAATGATGGGCGAGTAAGGGTAGAGGATACCAAGACAGGTAAAGCAACGATGCAATATCCGGAAGGATATATGTCTAAGGCTTGGATGTCCTCTGTATTAGGTAGCTTTTCTAAAGCTATCGCAAACATTAATAATAAAACTGGAGAATAATTATGGGAGCAGACCTATATATGAATAAAGCCTACGATAAAAGGATGGAAGAACACAGATCATCCTTAGATGATTTAGGCAAACATCCTTCACAGGAAGAACTTGAGCCTTTGTATGACAAGATATACAAACAAGGTGATGTATACTTTCGTGATTCTTACAATTCAGGTAGTGTTATGTGGGCAATGGGCATGTCTTGGTGGGACGATGTCGTTCCTATGTTAGATCAGGATGGCAACTTGAGCCACGAAGATACACTAAAGTTAGTCAACATGATTACAGATGCACCTATAAATGTAAGCACAGACTTCTTAGATAACATGCCTGATGAGTGGACGATAGATGATGCACAAAAATATCTTAGAGAAGAACAACAAAAGCTTGTTGGTTTCTTAAATCGTGCAGTAGAAACTGATGACACAGTAGGTTGTTCGTTATGATGCCTAAGAAAAAGCCTATGGCTTGGCGCATAAAGCCTAAGAAAGTTAACATGGACTTTACAAGTCCCGAACAAAACAGGTTGCGGGAGAAGCGTTTAAACAGTCTTAATAACTGGTTGCATCGTAGCCTTGAAACAGATTGTCTTTGGGGTATTGTTATTTCAAAGCAGATGTTTGATGCTTTAGATACAAAGTAATTTAACATAAGGGTTACATAATGTTATGATAACCCTATGTTTAATATTAGAGTGCGAGTAGGGTCGTTTGTTCATACGTTTCTCACCTACTCGTATTCGCTTAACTTAACTGGAATATACACATGAATAAAAAAGAAATTAAAGAACAGTTAGCAGACATATCCGAGTTGATGCTATACGTAGACAAGCCTTACAGAATAGAAGCATTACATGCATTACATTATGAGGTAGAGCCTGTAAACTTTTGGACTATGTTCCATCAACATTGGAACTCTGTTGAGAATCCATCTGACTTTACAGACATGCTTCATTCCATGTTTGAGTATGACGACTATGGTTTCAACTTCGACATGCTTCAGGATGAGTCTCGTTTAAACACACTAGAGCCTGAAGATAAAGCCTTCTATAAGGAAGTAGCTGAAAGGTTTGCATTACGTATGGCTATAGACAAAGAGTATATACTCTTGCAAGGCATGGTGCGTAAGACAGATGTTATCTGTGCTTACGATAACAGGCATGAAAAAGAAATCCTTGTGCTTCCTAAGAAGGTAATCATTGTGGGTAGAGAACGTGCGAATGACCCTGTTCTTAGGAGTGATGACTTCAAAGAATACAACGACTCATCTAACATATATCACATGGTGCAGACAGGTAGGTATAGGCAGTTGCAAAGCGAAGAAGAATTAAAACAGATGGCGGATGGTGGTTGGGTGTTTACTATAGCAGACAAGGGATTAGATTCTGTTAAGAAATTCGTTAATTCGTTTGATGAATTGTTATCGCTTATAGAAAAGCACAAACTAGAAAGCTTTTCTCCTACTTGGTTTTCATCTATGCATGACAGATACCTATCCGCAAAAGACATATTAGATGGCGACCCTAGAGGTGTGATAGAACAAGCACAAAAATTAATTAGGTTCAGAGAGTCTGAAAAGGTTGCCACTAATGAAGAATTAGATGACATCATAGACAACGCTATGCAACAAGCACAAATGAACGATGCCAAGACGAAATAAATCACCATACTGGCTTGAACAAGCCATCGAATTACGCAAACGTGGCGATACACTAACGCAAATATCTAACGTCATATTGCAACCAGTCTCTACGATACGCTATCAGCTATCGCTTAACCTTGAACGTAACGAGTATGATTCGTTGTGTCATTTACCTAACTCTATTGATGGGACGTTACGCACCGAACAGATAAAAGAACTAAGAGAACAAGGTATGAATGGTAACTCTATTGCAAAAGAAGTAGGGGTATCAAGACAATACGTATATAAGTTATTCAGAATGTGGCAAGAACAAGAGGATGCTGTGCTAGATGATGAAGTAGAGAAGAACTCGTATGAATACGAGAGAACTTTGTTAATAGAAGATTATATTAAGGAGCAAAAACTATGATGTTTAGTAAATTTAAAAAGTGGTTTCACTATTGGATAATAGAGAAGCCTGTGTCTAAAGCAGAAGTCGTTGAGGAATCATCTGATAAACAAGTAAAGGAAATCTTAGAAAAAAGTAAGAAAACCGCTACAAAAATTAGGAATGAAGTTTCTAAAACGCAGACTAAAGCTAAAGCTAAGTCGCCATCTGAACCTGTGCGTAAGCGCACAATCAAGGGTAGGTATGTAGCTGACGACCTGTCTACACCTGATGTAAACGAAGCATGGGTGGGTGGTAAAGC